ATCTTCCAGCAGTTGCCGTGCGGCCTGCTCGTGCCCTGCCGCGGCCTGTTCGCTGGCGGCTGCCCGCGAAGCACTGGTGGCTGCTGCCTGCTCGCTCCCCTCCGCGGCCTGCTCGCTGTCAGTGGCAGCCTCCGCCGCGTCCCGGGCGATGTCCCGGGCCCTGTAGAGGGAGGCCAAAAGTTCTTCCGGTGTGCTGCTGTCCGTAGCGTTGACCTTGACCGCCCGCGAAAGGCCGTCGCCCAGTTGCTGGATCATCTGCACCATGCGGTCCAGCTGGCCTTCCGTGGCTTCGGTGTCCACAGTGGCCGTATTGGAAAGGTCGAGTTCCTGCGTCAGGGGCACGGCAGACTCGATGGCCAGCGTGGCACCGGCAGGCACTTTCCCGTCTGCCAGCGTCACCTTGCCGCCCGTCATGTCCCGGAAGACCGTCACGCTGTAATCGGAACCCGGCGCAAGCGTGGTCTGCGTCTCCTTATCCCCGGCAGCGGCCCAGGAGACGTTCACGTCTCCCGTGCCGTACAGGGCAAAGGGCACGGCGTATTCCAGCACACCGGCCGTGACGGTGTAGCGGACAAGGACTTTCTGGACTGGTATCATAGTGCCTCCACAAAGGGCGTGATGCGGCAGGACGGCCCCACCGCATCACGAAAGGGCCCGGCTAGCGGGCCAGATAGGAAAGGACGACGTCCACCGTGCCGCTGCTGGTGGTGTCGGACGTGACCTTGATCTTGACGTAGCGCTTGGTGTCCGGCAGCACGAGCTTGCAGAGGATGTCACCGTCGGCAAAGGACGTGCCCGTACTGGTAGTGCCGGTGATGGTCACTTCGGGCGCACCGGGGATGTCGGCAAACGGCCCGTCTTCCGTATCACTGCCTTGCAGGGTCAGCTTGAAGGTCTTGTCCGCTGCCACTTTCACCGCACCGGCCGCCATGACGGTGACGGCAAGGGCGCCATGATGTTCGCCCACGACAAGGGCGTTGGCGCAGACGAATTCGGCGGCATTGATGGCTTTGCCCTTCTCGAAGAACTGGTCGTACCAGCGATTCTCGGAACCGTAGGAAAAAGACATGTTCCCTCCTCCTTAGGCCACGGCCGTTTCGTTGCTGTCGGGCAGGTTGTAGGAGCCCACGACCTTGACGCCGTTGATGGCGCCCACGATGGTCTGGAGGTCCTTGTCGCCATTGACGTACATGATGTCGGCCTGCTTGATGGCGCCGAACACGCGCTGCACCACGCGGTGATGGCCGAAGATCATGGTATTCTGGGCCGAGCCGTGGATCTTGGCGATGGCGTCCTCGATCTGGGCCAGCGTGGGCAGTTTGGGCGTCTCGCCGTTGATGTTGATATTCACCAGGGCATGGACGGCCTTGGACGGCTTGAGCAGCTGCCAGCCGAAGCGACCGCGATACTCCACGCCGTAGCCGGTCACACCGGGCTGGGAGCGCAGGTGGTACAGATTGCCGCCGTTGATGGGCGTGGGATCGAGCAGACGGCCGGAGTTGAACTGCGTGGGGTCATAGATGCCCACATTGATCTCCTGGTCGAAACGCACCACGAGGATGGAGGAAAGCGTGCTGCCCGTCCCCTTGCAGGAGGTGAACAGCCTGTCCTTGAGGGCCGCCTTGCGCCAGTAGTCGCGCCAGATGGCCAGCTCGGTGTCCATGCCCGCCTGCCGGTAGAACGCATTCTCGCGACGGGCAAAATACTGCTTGGCACCGCCGAACTGCGCGGCCTTGTCCTTGCTGACCTCGATCTCGCCGCCCATCAGGCTGACGTAGGTCTGGCGCAGCTGGGTCTCGGCCTGCATAGTGGGCAGCGGCGCGCCCAGATCGGTGAAGCTGGCGCCGGTGATCTCGTCCAGCACTTCTTCCACGTTCCACAGGCCGTGGGTGGCCGGGATCCATTTCAGCAGGGCCAGGATGGGGGCTTCCTCGGTCAGGTAGTCCACCAGTTCCGGGCGCTTCTTCGCCTTCTCAAGGGCGATCTCTTTGAGCGTCTGTGCAACAGCCATGTGTCACTACTCCTTGAACATGCCCTTGTAGGTATCGACCGCGCTCTCCCGGGCATCGGAGGGAGCGGTACCGCTGCCGCCGGACAGGACATCTTCGGACAGCAGCTTGCCGATCTCATGGAAGGCCCGCACGAACACGGGGTTATTGGCCATGTCACGACCTTCGATGGACGTGGCCAGGCGGCCGTCCATGCGTTTGTCCAGGGCCGTGAACGCCTTCAGGGCCGTCGCCTTGTTCTCGTCAAAGCGGCTGCCCCACTCGCTGCGCAGTTCCTTCACGCCGTCAGCGATGATCTTGTCCGTGATTTCCTTGTTGGCCCCCAGCTGCCAGTCCAGCAGCTTTTGTGCCTGGTCCTGAGTGATGCCGTTGTCCACGCAGAACTGGCGGAAACCGTTTTCCACGCCCTGGTCGATCTGCCCCTTGAAGCTGTCGGGATATTTCAGGGCGATGTCCTCGACCTTTTCCGCCGGGCGGTAGGCAAGGCCGCGTTCCAGGGCCTTGAGGGCCTCTTCCGCGCTTCCCACGTCCTTGAGTTTTTCGCCCCAGCCTTCGGGCAGACCTGCACGCCAGTCGGCAGGAGGCGTGGTGCCGTCACCGGCCGGCGTCCCTTCACCGCCTTGAGGTGTCCCACCCTGGAGCGTGGTTTCCGCGGGGTCGCCCGCAGGCGGGGTACCGGGATCGGTGACAGTAGAGGTCTCGATATCGTTGGACATGAAATATTCCTCCTATTGGATGCCTTGAAGTTTGCACACGATGCGGATGTAGATGTCAGGTACGGCCTGGGCCATGCGGTTGAGGATCTGGTCGGCTATGTTCCGCATCCTCATGTCGTTTTCCGTGACCATCAGGCGGCCTGCCCCCAGCTCCTGCAGCAGCTGGAGCCAGATGCGTTCCGCTGCCGGGGACTGCATCATCTCGAACCAGTCCAGGCGCTCTGCTTCGTCCAGCCGGGCCTGTTCGGCCCGCTCCTCTTCTTGGGTCATGAGCTGAGACATCAAGCGTTGTCCTCCTGCGGGCTGCCCATGACCTTGCCGGCCACGGTGCCCTCGGTCTTGACGTTCCCCATCTTGGCCATGCTTTCCATCATCTGGACTTCCATGGCTGCCTGCTGCTGGGCGGCTGCCGCCTGCTCGCGCTGCTGGCGGATGGCGGCCACCTGCTCGTCACTGCGTATGATGCTGGCAGGTACACCCAGACGTTGGGCCAGTTCGTCCACCATCTGGTCAAGATCCAGCTTGTCCAGGATGGTGGGCTGGCTCTGGGCCCACGGCCCCACCTGGTCCATGAACTGGCCGATGGAGACCGCGGCCGCCTGTTCCAGCATCTGGGCCATGGGCGACTGGTACGAGACGTTCAGCGTGGCCCACGGGCTGAGCCCCTGCGGGGGCGGGGGCAACAGCCCCTCTTCGTCCAGCAGCTGGTAGACGCGCTCGATGCAGAGCGTCAGGACACGCGGCTCATAGCTGGAGACCGTCGGGCCCATGAGCTCGGCAGCACGGCGGCGCCTGTCCATGTATTCGGTCATGGTCATGCCCGCCGGACGTGTCTCAAGGCTCATGTTGGCGAAGATATTTGCCTTCATCACGTCTTCGAGCCGCATGGAGATCTGTTCGATCTCCTGCTGCACGGCCCCCACGGCGGGGCCGAAATTCACTTCATAGAGCGGGCGCAGGGCATTGGACTGGCCGTAGGCCGTATCGGAGATGACACTGCCCGGCATGGCGCGCACATGGCGCTTGAGCGTGCCCGGCGCCAGCAGGGGCGGCTGGATCATCATCTCGATGCCCACGGCCTTGCGCTTCTCCCAGGCCTCGATGCCCTTCTGGTCGGCCAGCGCATCGTCACCAGGGCCGGTACCGTAGACACCGCGGGCATCCTCCCAGGTGGAGAAGAAGAACGGCATGGAGCGGAAACCGCTTTCCCGCAGTAGTTCCGTGCCGCCCTGGTCCTCGTACCAGAAGGAGGCAAAGGGCATATTGCGGTTGTCCCCGCGCTCCGGGTCGCGTTCCTCACGCTTGCGCACCACCTGCACCACCTCGATGGGGGCATAGGGCTGGCTCTCCAGCTTTTGCCGCGTGGCCTCGCACAGCCTGTCCCTGCCGAAGCGCCGGGACATTTCCACCGGCGTCATGCGCAAGCGCCGCACCACGCAGGACAGCGTGCGGTCTTCGTCCAAGGCCACGGCATAGGTGCCACAGGTTTGGCAGGCGAAACGGGCCACGGTACGGGCCGAGGCATCGCAGGAAAGCAGCGCGCAGCCAAAACCCAGCAGTTCGCGGTTGAAGGCATGGATGGCACTGTAGAAGCCGCCCGCGGCCAGCACGGCACGGATGCGGGCATCCACCACGTCCACATATTCGTTGCCGCCGGTGACTTCCCTGTCGGCCCTGTCCAGGAACTGGTGCCGGAACCACGGCGAGGACGCCGGTGTGATGGCCTGCGTCATGCCCGCAGCGGCTTTGCCCAGGGCGCGCTGGGCCGCCGGGTTGAGCAGGTTGGCGTCCCGCAGACATTCCGTCTCTTCGCCCTGGAACAGGCCGCGCGACGGCAGGATGAGCTTGCCGATCTCCCATTGCTGGGCCAGCCGTTTGCTGCGCAGCCCTTCCAGGTGGGCCACCAGCTGTTTGAGCTCCTTCAGCGTCGGGGCTGCCATGGTCTACCCCATGCGCCCCAGCAGGCTGGAGCCGGTGCTGGCGACACCGCCCGAAGTCCCCAGGGGCGAAGTCAGTACCGTGCCGCCCATCTGCTGCCGGCGGCGGAGCTTGCGCTGCTCCTCGTCACGGATGGACTGGCTTTCCGCTTCCTGTTCGGCCTCGCGCGGTGCCTCTTCCGCCTCATAGGTGATGACCGACGGCCCCGAAGACTGCCCGCCGCCAAAGATCGACGAAACGACGCTCCCCATATCCCCTCCTTAAAGATCGTTGCGGTCCAGGCTGGCAAAGGCCATGTCCCGGCAACGTGCCGGAGCGCCCGGACCGGGCATGTGGCAGCCGCCGCGCAGGCGCTGCGGCCAGAGCGTGAACCCAAGTCCCGCCATGAAGCCGTGCAGATGCCGGTACGAAGCGGGATAGGCGGCCAGCAGGGAACGCAGGGGCCAGGTGCGGAATATCCAGGCCACGGCCTCGCGCCCCAG